TTGCAAATCTGGCGGCAATTCATCCGCTATTTCTGCTTCCATTATTTCCATTAACCACCCATGCCAGATACGGTTGTTCCGAATGTCGAAAAGTTTGTGTTTATGTTTCGTCTTTCTGTTTCGTTTGTTAGCTCATCTGCCACCAAAGACAAGTACCTGAAGCAATCAGCACCGTGCGAATACTGATCATGAACCGGCGATCCTGGTTCTTGTGTTGCGCGATTTATAGAACGCTTGTATCGTTTTAAGCATTCAATCAACCGCGCCGACTTGTTTTTATCAAAAACCATCTGTCTAAACGACATCCTAGCGATTTTAATACCATCTTCTATAGATATGTTCTGGGTAATTTTGACCTTTCTGCCAAATTTCTCAAGAATCTTTTTGGCACTCAATCCGGTCTTAAAGTCTCCATGCTCGCCATCATGAGGCAAGAAATCATATCCCCAGTTGTATCGTTTGTTCTGCAACTCTCCAACATACCAATCAAGAGTCTTGTGATCTTCTTCGATTACTTCAATGATGCCAATCTCATTGCGCACTCTTTGCGCCAGAATGATAAACATTGAATCATTCCAACCTAAATCCCATATCGCATGAACTTTCAGTAAAGGATTATATGGAACGTTGCATACTCTGCCATCGCGTATCGCAGCATCAACCTCTTTGGCATAAATAGCGCCAATGACAGAAGATCGGCACTTGCCTTCCCATATCGTAGGATAATCCTCAGGGTCAACAATCTTGCACCGTTCACGTTCCTTTTCCAGCACCTCTGGAAACCAAGGATTATCGGAATAATTTATTTCAACCGATATGCAATCATCAGGTGGATTAACCACAAACCGCATATAAGTTTCATCAGTATCCAACTCTGGATTGAATGTAACCCAGATTTCCGATCCATCCTTTCTAATCGTCGGAACAAGAATATCCCATGAACGCTTTGATACCGTCTGAGCTTCTTCAACCCAAACAATATCGCAACCTTCAAACGATTTTATCGTTGCTACTGTATGATCAGATAGCCCTGAAAAGCTTATGTACGTTCCATTGCGGCCACGTATCTCAGTCTCAAATACTTCATATTCATTCTCAAGACCAAGCTCAATAATCTGATCTGACAATAATTTATGAACAGATTGCTTGATTGACTTCTGAATCTCACGAGCACACAAGATTCTAACTTGCTCATCAACACCGATAATCAGCAATGCTCTGGCAAACGACCACGATTTGGCCGATCCCCTGCCGCCGTATGCTACCTTATACCGGCAACGCTCGAATAGAAATTGCAGTTTCTTCGGGAATGAAGCATTAACTTCAATCTCAGGCATCGATGAAATTCACCTTGATATTTACCCGCTTGTTAGTATCAACACTTACTTCATCGTCTATCTTGTAAACCCTGCGCTCCAGTTCGATTAGAGTTTTCATTGAATCAGATATTTTTTTTGAGCAATCAACTCTAGCCATGAACGATTCTTGTTGCTCCAACTCATCAACGAGCTTTGCAACAACTTCACGCATTCTTGTTACATCTTTGCGCTGACTAATTTGTATAACAGCATTATTTAATGCATTTGCATCAATAATCTCTGATTCTTTTAACTTATCCTCTTTGGAAACTTCACTGGAAACTATACTCTTGGAAACAATAGAATCTGTCTTTGCTCTGATCCTTGCAGTTAAATCCCTTGTCCAATCATCCTTGGTTGATTTCTTTTTGATTGCCGTATGACTTATGCCATGCTCATCAGCAATTTCACGAAGCGTTTTTATACCGGCCCGATAATCAAGCTCAATCTTTTCCCAGTTAATATTGCGCTTGTTATTATCTTCCATCATCCAAATAAAAAAGCCGCCGTGAACTGAATCACTGGCGGCATAAACTCCCGTTAGGAGGGAGGCAGATTAATCTTTATGGCATACTTCTGCCACTATACAAAAATCTTATACCATCTCTGGATTATGTTGTCAAGTGTTTTGTGAGACAAAATGTCACTCACACCAATCCCCTATTCCTTAACTCGCTATCAACATACGATATAGCCAGCTTATGCACATCATCCAAAATGATAAAAACCTTATCACGCACATAAGCAACTCGATTGTTATCGCATTTCAATCCAGCTCTTATCTGCTCTTTCGTGACTTCCATGCCGCAATATTTAGCAAGGATATGCTGAACACCTCTTCTGTAAACAGACATACTTCCCAACCGCGCCACAATGCGTTCAGTTAAATCATTTATTTCACTGAACCGCTTACCATACATAGCATTAATATATTGCGAGCACGATCGATCTGGAAGGGAATTTACAATACCAATAATATCCGCCGATTGCTGCATGGCTTCCTGTGCATTCAGCCCGATCAATAAATCATTATTCGTCCCTCGCATAGAAGCGCAATATCCAGGAGCATCGATAATTGCTTTTTCCTGCATCATATATGCCCATGATAATGCTTTTGATACATCTCTGAATGCCATTATTTAATATCTACCATAATAAATTGTTACAGATGGTTCAAAAAAATAAATTAAAACATGCAAAACAAATGCAAATATTAAAATATAGTTAATATAATTTACCACTAATCAATCTCCGTTATTGTAACAATTAAAACTAACCGAAATATTTTCCCCAATATATTCTTTAAGAATACGGTCAAAAATTTCCTTGTTGCTAACTTTAATTGGTAAATGATACTTGTCGCAATAAAATATTATGCAATCATCTTTAGCAACAATCTCACTTCTATCATTACATGGTGATCTTTCTGAAACCACAATGTAATTTAAATCATCAGGAATATTCAGTTTCACATAAACATCATCATCTGCTTTAATATCCCAAACAGTAATTTTGTCATAAATTTTTGTCATAACACCATTAACACACTCAATACTTGAGTTGCATCCTTTTACAGGTAACCATGTTCTTATTGATTTCATTTGAAATTCCTATTCATATAATCTTCCATCGCATTAATTCCTTTCTTATGTTGATCAAGTAACCAATCCATATCATTTATAAATTTTTCTCTTGTATTGATATGAATTTGTTGGCAGCGCATGCCTTTACTTTTGATTTCTTTCCATTTCAAGCCAAAATAGTTTTCTGCTTTTTTGATACAAAGTTTTCTGCTCTCAGATATGCTATTCAAGAATGGCTCTCCATCTTTAAATATCAATGCATAAGCTACAGATACATCTCTAAATGCCATTAAATTATATCCCCATTATATTTAATCGGTGAAACAGGAACCATATGAAAAATCTCTACACCGCCAATCTCGTTCTCATGAACCGGCCTTGTGTATTTATAGTCATCAACATGCCTAAATCCTGGAATTTCAATAACAAGAGAAAATAACTCTGGATCAAAAAATACCACACATTGCCCAGCAAAATTGTTTTCTCTGTGCATCCTACGTAAGACTGATAATTTAACTTCAGTATTTTTACTAATTTTTATTATTTGATCAATCACTTCTGTGCATAATCCTGTTTTGTCATCATCAACTATCATTCTTAGCAAACTCAATCAACGCATCAACAAATTCAACCCACGATTCATCGGCAAATGTAATGTCACAGGTTATCTGCTCACCATCATAATACAATCCACAAGAGTTTAAAGTAAGCGCAGTTCCAGAATCCCAAAATGCACCGCGTATTGATATGCCCCATGTTATTCTTTCTTTAAAAAACGGCATATTGCACATAATGAGAAACCACATTCTATTGTCTTTATCGCTAATAAACTCGAATGTTTTTCTGTCATTTATCGCCTTGCAAACATCAACAGCATATCTTGCAAACAATTCAGCATACTCTGTCTCGTATGTATCAAAATCAAATATATACTCTGACAACCACTTTAATCTTGAATATTTATTCTGTTCAATCGAGTAGCTTTCTTCAAGCATTTTATCAAAAATCATCAATACCTCACCATAGGCTGATAATCGTAAGATGATCCACCATCACCTCGCCAAGCACCCTTCAATCCCTGGCGCACAGCATAATCCTCATTTGATTTGCGCAATCTCTCTGTTTGTTGTTGCATGATATACAGCTGCACATTATCAGGATAAAC